ACAGTTCCTGGTTCATTTGTTCTATATCCTCTGAATCCTGCTTCTTTTAATACTTCTTGAATTTCTTCGTCTTCAAAAGTTAGATAGCTTCCTTCTAAAATATCATCACCAATCTCATCAGGTTCATCCGACAACCTTTTAAGGTGCTCTGGGTTTTCAAAATCGAATATATCTTTTGTTTTTATTCTAACTGGGTAAATAGTTGGAGAAGATCTTGCTGATTTTTTGATTGACTCTCCAAGTTCATTAGCAAATTCTGAGTCGGATGTAAAATATGTTGCACCTCTTTCTCCATAATCTGAACCACCACCACCACCACTTTNAAAAATATTACTTTCTGCTTCAGGGTCGAATTTTTTTATATCAGGATTATCGCTGTAATGATAAAAAGTTCTCGGATCGAACTCTTTTAAGTAATCACCTAATGCACCAATCTTGTTGCCTAAAGCATCGACCGCACCCATTACTGCTTTAGACTTAGCACCCATTATTCAACCCTTTATCTTTTTATTAATATATAAAACAACAGCATAAACAACAAGTCCGAAAACTGTGGCAACACCAATATCTAATAAGTGCTCACGCATGTGGTAAATAAATTCGATGCCAGCTTCTACATCGCTCATGCCACCACTATTAATATTTATAGATTTAGTTCCGACCTCGCCTATTGTTTGCTCTATACTTATTTCTTCCATCACCAAGCCTTACACGACCAGTATCGTGCCTTTGTTTTTGGTCCAGGATTGTCGCAGTTATGCCTTGCTCTAAAATTACTTCTGCGTCCTTTTTGATTTTTCTTAATACGCATGTTTGGGTCGCCAAAGGTCACACGCTTAACTTTATCTCCATCCATAACATAGACAACAGACTTCTTTTTCCCATGGCTGGTCTCGCCTTTAGCAATTCTGCGAGGCTTGTTAAGTTTTACGCTTTTGCCTTTATAGGTTGCCATTATTTCTTATGAACCTTTTGCACCTCAAAAGATGCTTTTTTACTAGCACCAGCATGAGGCTTATATCCTGTTGATGGATTCTTCATTAGTTTAAAGCCTGCACCAGACTTCATCCAATGAAAACCTTTAGGAGCTTCGACTGATTTTTTAGCCATTACTTTTTCCTTTTCGGTTTCTTGGCTGTTTTTGCTGCAGCTTTAAAAGCACCTTTAGCTGGTGCACCTTTAGCACCTTTTTTACGCATCTTTTCGCCAGAGCCAGCAGCAATTCTTTTACGCTTGGCATTGATGTTTGCGTACAATCCAGGAGGTTTGGCCATTATGCTCTCCTCTTCTTAGGTTTACTGACTTTTTTCAAATCAGCAGCAGTGATCTTTTTCTTATTGCCTGCAACTGCAGCCAGCTTTTTCTGCTTCGGAGAATATTTGCTATAAGGCATTACAGATCCCTTCCATATTTTTCTTTTATAAGCAAAGGAAGTCCTGTTGCACCATTTGCCCAAGGATTAAAATCTTCATTAGAAAAATCCATTAATCTTTTTATAATATATGCTTTATCATCCGCAGATAAATTGCTTGGATATCCTGAGTCTACAAAATTTGCCTGCATAATATTTTCTTCTGGCTTTGTTATATTTTCTAAAGCCCCNATACCTTGCGTTGCATTCATCATAGGACTCAGCCTCCTAAAATCTGGTTCATCATNGAATGAACNTCGTCGCCAGAGCCAACTTTCATAATTTTGACTTTAACATCCGAGTCGTGATCTTCTTCCATCATTTCCTCTTCTTCACCAACGCCATATTGCATATGGTGGCAAAGCAATAAAAAGTTCACGAGCTGGTCATCGGTCATGTCTAGACCGTCGGAGTCGTGAGCAAAGCCCATTTTCTCCATGAAGAGTTCAGCGTTCTCTTCCATGTTTTCTACATTTACTTCAGCCATATTAACCTCCTATTGGTTCATTTCCATATCTCTAATTGCTTCTCCTACTGGTTGAACTAACATGCCAGCATTTTTGGCTGACATTATTTCTTTAGCAGTTAGCATTGTTACATTTCCATCAACCATAACTTGCTGCATTGGTTGGTCAGCACCGCCACCCATCATGCCACTAAGTGCACCACCGAGCTTTTGTAGAATAGCCATAATGCCAGAAGACTCGCCTTCACTCAGCTCACCACCAGACATAACTTTTTTCTTGGTCATTTCTAAACCATCGACAACATCTTTAGTTCCTGCTGGATCAATTTCCATAAGACCCATCTGGGCACTCATGATCATTCCTTGGTCCATAAAAGATTTTCGTTGCAAGTCTGTTAATTGGGTTTTCCCTGAAATAACATCATTGTAAATTTTTCCAAAATAATTTGCTTCCAAAGCACCTAATGAAGATGATGGAGATGTAGGGGGAACGAGCTCACCTTCACGAACAACCGAATCAGGATCAGCCATTTTAAATAAAGAATAAAGAAGAGAAGTGTCGCTAGTAATATTTCCGGAGCTTTGTTCATTAGCCATTTGCGATGGTGTCATTTGCTCGGTTCTATCATCTACTTGGTAACTATAATTCATCTCTCCTTCACGGACAGCTGAGTTAGGGTCTAAAAGCATATTCATTTGTTCTGTTTGGTCTGCCATTTCAGCCTCCTTTTATGATAATGGATCTTCGTAAACTGTTGGTGCTAAGAGATTTCCTGCTGCGTCGTAATTTTGTTGGCCAACTACAACTTGCTCCTCGCCTATTTTAAGTGAGGTGGGGTCTCCAGTTAGCCTATAATTAGAGCCGAGCGACTCAGGGTTTATGAGCTGACCATCCGCACCGAAGAAATTAGTTGTTCCGTCTGGGTTCTCAACTTTACGAACCATCTCGTTAAACTGTTCTGGGGAATAACCGAACCTTGTCAAATAGCTGTTCGAAAATCTGTCCCACATTCCCCCTGAACGACCACCGTAAAAATCACCCATTATATCCCTAGACTCAAAGATGTCTGTTGAATATCCTTGAGGTGGTTCCTCTATTGGAGGTTCAACAATAACTGGTGGGACATAAGGATCTATAACAACCTCCTCACCCCCACCACCAACAAATGGATCTATAATACCATCATCTATTGCTTCATTTACGACTTTTTCAAAAACATCATCAGTAATTTTTTCATCGGTATTTATAAACTTATAACCACCACCCTCTGCCACCGTAATCATTTTGCTATCGTCACCAGTATTCAACAGGTGATTTTTACCAATCTCGTTAAGTATTGCTGCACCATTAACAGGAAAGTCTGTTTGGAATTCATCAGTGTTTATAGTCGCAGGGTCTTGTCCATCATACGGAACGAACAAAGTGCCATTTTCATTATAAGACATTGTTGCAGGATTATTTGGATCTAGTCCACCGACAACTGTGTATCCACTGTCACCATAATAACCAGAAGTACCATCGATATTTGGACCATAATACAACCCACCACCTGTAGATTGCAAAATAGGAGTGTTACCAAGAACATCTGGCTCATCTGGCATCTGTTTACCACCAAGGCTTAGTACACCAGCCTCTGCCATAGAGTCAGCATATTCCTTATAGATACTTCCCCCAGCAGCATTAATAGCAGCAGTCGATGCATCAGCTGCAGCTTGCGTAGCATGAGCACCGCCATTTATATCATAGAAAACTTTTGCAGCAGAAGTTGTTGTTGTTGCAGTTATGGTATTACCACCAGTTGCATCATAATTAAGATTATATTTGTCCTCGTTATAAGTCTGCGTGTCAGCACTGCCAAGAGTTGCAATTTCAACTACAGTATCAGCAGCTGCCTGTCCAACATCACTTACAAAATTACCAACAGCACTAACACCAGAAGATATAGCGTTTGATATACCAGACCCAATAGAGGCAAAAAAACCTTTATCATCATCATTGTCGTTACTGCTAGAGGTAGACGATGTCTCACTACTACCACCCCAGCTAAAACCAAATAAATAAGCAGGAACACCATCTGGACCAGCAACAGGAGGAATATTTCCTCTATAGTCTTGAATTAGACTTTCCTCTTCAGGATTAATATATGCCAACATGTGTGGCTGACCACCAATAGTTGTTTGTCTGGGGAGAGAATCTAAAGCTCCATATTTCATGCGACTGGTGCTCCTTGTTGTTGAGGTGGTGGCATTGCTGCCATTACATTGCCTAGAGCACCTAAATCTCCTTGGCTCATCCTCTGGCGAATCTGCATTACCTTTTGCATTAGGTATTGGTTTGCGTCGAATTGCTGGTTGCCTTGTTGAGGAGCTTGGCCTTGAGGCAATCCACCGAAAGCAGCTGGATTTATTGGTCTAATAGATGCTAAAATTTCATCCATCTTTCATTGCCTCTATTTGTATTTTGGCTTGATTCTTTTCTCGCTCTAGCTGTAGCTCGGTTTCTAGCTTCATGACTTTAGCCTGTAGATCTGCCTGAGCTTTGGCTGCATCTATTTCCATTTTTTGCTGGGCTTCAGCTTTTTTAATTTCGATTGAGGAGCGTGCTTTAGCTTGGTCAGAAGCGATTTGGGACTNCGTCCTAGCTTTGAGTGATTCAGCTTCGAGCTTGAGCGAGTTGTTGCGCATATTGTAATGGGTTCTCTTGTTGACCTTTAGGTTGTATCGCAGCAATCGCTTTCATCTGAGGAGCTTCTTGAACTACCTGAGCAGCACGCTGACTAATTAACCTGTCAAGCTCTGGGTTGATATCCTCGAACTGGAAGTCTTTATTTCTCAAGTCTGGGATAGTTGGTAATGGTACACCAATGCTGGCTTCCATTCGGGTTCTATAAAGCAACGCAATATGTTCAGCAACATGGGCGACCAATATAGGCTGCATGCCTGCAGCTCCAGGATTACCAGCGAGCGATGGGTCTTGTAAAAACTGCATGTGAACTGCGATGTGGGAATCGTGGTCTTGCTCGATGAATGCTTTGATTGGCTTGCCATACATAATTGACATATTCTCGTCAATCGGATCTAGCATCGGTGCATCTTCAGGCTTGACTAATATCTCGTCAATGTTCGGAATTCGAATCGCCTCATACATACGCTTATAAGCAGCATACATATCATGCATTTCCGGAGCTGACTGAGCCATCTGTAAAACAGCCTGAGCCTGAGCGATTCTTTGGGCAGTAGAGAATATGTTGGGGTCACTGACTGGGATAATATCAATGCGTTCATTAAAGTCAGCAGCGAACACTTCTGCATCGCCACCTATCAACGAAAATGTAAACTGCTCCGGAAGGTTCTCAGCATTCAAGTCTGCTAGGAGCTTGAACTCTTGACCTTGGGCATAATGCAACCTTTTGTGAATCGCTGAAAAGGCTTTGCTGCCTTGCTCAATAAGTGCGACTGTAGAGCCCACAGGTGCATTGGGATTTACATCCCCAACATTTAAGTCCGCAGTGCTAGCAAATCGCTGACCTGCTTCTACAATATAACCGAGCAAACTGAACAAAGACTGGCTTGGTTCTTTAAACGGCAATGGCATAATTGCTTTGTTAACATCGTCAACTGTTGCGTCTAGGTCAACAAACTCTCCAGGATTTACCTGAACTTCGCCACCTGAAACTCTGCCTCGTAACTTAAAGCCACCTTGCATATTGCTAAATGCAGCGGAGTCTAAGAGAGCTCGTAAGGATCCAGTTGCTGCTTTACCCAAGCCACCAATGAGGTGATATAAGCCAAAGCCATAAAAACCCAGTCCAGGAAGGAACTTATAAGATACAAACCAATCCCTGCGTTTCTTTAACTCATCGTCTTCTTTCCAGTTGCGACGAATGCTTACAACATTTTCATTGTCGTAGTCTACTGTGACAACATAAGGAATAGCAACTGCATTCTCGTCATCGTCGTTTTCGTCCTCAAAGTTGTGGTAAACATGCATCTCTAAAAGAGTCATTACATCGTCTTGCACATCGTCGGCATACTGGTCGACACCTTCTATCTCGCCAATGGTATCGCCTGATGGATCTAGATCACCACCTTGGTCATTGCTGGGCAAGTAATAGCCAGACTGAACATAGCGATTGTAGTCGTTTTTAGGCATGCGAATAACATGCGTATAACGAGGGGAGGTNTATAGGTCTTTACTTTCCGGAGCGACCACGAAGTCCTCAGCCTTAACAAACTGGGANCACTGGCGATCCATATTGCTGTCCCACCAAACCTTTTTAAACGTCTGGCCAACTAATGGTAAATGGAAAAGCATCTGGTCGAGGTCAGGGAAATACTCNGGCATCTCCTGAGTTATCTGATAGTTCATGTATTCACGAACTCTGCGACCTTGCTCTTCAAGCTCTTCGCTNGGNTCACCAACGATAACTGTCTTAACTGGACCACCACTAGGATAAAGCTCGGCAATAGCTTTNGCATTAAACTGTGTTGCAGCCTCAGCAATCATCGGGTGAACAACTATAGATAGACCACGAGTAGCACGCTCATCCTCAGACTCATCCATGCCACCGTCTGGGTCTAGCGTTTGTAGACCTTTTTTGTATCGCTCTTCCCACTCGGAACGAGCCTCACGATCATTATTGTAATAGCTAATAAGCTCAGATGCAGATGCATTAAGCTCTTTGTCGGACATATCCTCAGCTAAGTTTTGGCCAAAGGTACTGTCTATTTCTGGGATATTGTCTAGCTCTGGGTCTCCTATTAAAACATCATCGCCAATTGTTTCAACTTGCAAATCATCCGCAGGAGCAGACTCTGCAAAGGGGATTAACTGTTGTTGAATCGCAACTGGTTCTCTAGCCATACAATGTTATCCTTCTTTTGTCCTCATATTCGTCGCCATCTAAATCATTAGAGTGCGTTACAAACCAGCCTTTTCGCAACCTTAACCATGCCTGTGTGCAAGTGTCGACAATATCATCATTGTCGGTGGCAGGAAAAGATGCACAAATATCAATTAAATTCTTAGCCCATTTTTTATCAGAAGGATAGTAAATTCTTCCATCTTCTAAGAGAGCCGATGATGCATGGGCACGAGCCTCTTTGTCTCTGTCGGGCATATACTCTAAAACAGGCACACCTGCCATGCGTAAATCTTGCAGCAGGGATTGGCCAGATGCTTTCTTTTCTATTAATACTGCGTCAGGTTCCCAGTCGTAATATGCTTCTTGAGCGAGCTTTCGGAGCTCAGGATAACTGACACGATCATACCACATTTCTAAGACCATTGCGTTAATTTGACCATCTTTGCGGAAAACTCCCCATGTTGTGCGAGCCGAATAAGATGACTTTTCTTTTGTGCTAAATGCTGTGTCCCAAGACTGCAACACATACTCAATGTCCGGAAGCTCGGAGTTTTCCCATGGCACCCACCACTCACGTTTTAGAATACCACCACCTTTGGGCATTGGTCGCTGTTGTAGTTGTCCTGCGGAGGCATAACTGCCAAGCGATCTTTCTAAGTTGTCTAATGTTTTAACATCAATCCTTTCTGGCCAAAGAAGATCGCCCTCTTTGGTTCTTGGGTCGGTGAAGCCTAAACGGGATTTTGTTGGTGTGGGGTGACCAATCTCATAACGTGCAGGAATGCATAAGTGATCCCACTCGCCATCCATTTCGTTGGCTAGTATGTGGCCAGTCAAGTCTCTTTCGTGCACTCGCTGCATGATAATAATAAATGCACCAGTTTTAGGATCGTTAAGGCGAGTTTGCATAGCCTGATCCCACCACTCAAGAACACCATCCCTAACAGCTGACGACTCACTTTCCCGAACATTGTGTGGGTCATCGATGACTATTATGTCACCACCTTCCCCTGTTAATGCACCATCAACCGAGGTTGCAATCCTTGCACCAGTCTTGTCGTTCTCGAATCTTTGCTTCTGGTTTTGGTCACCAGTCAGCTTAAATGATTCCCCGAAATGCTCTTTATACCAACGAGAGTCAATAAGCCTTCTACACTTAACCGAGTCTCTAATGGAAAGAGAGCCAGCATAAGATGCATAGAGAAATTTTTTGCTTGGCTGGATAGTCCACGTCCATGCTGGTAAAGCAACTGCCACCGATATAGATTTCATATGCCGAGGAGGAATATTAATTATTAGACGTTTAATATCTCCCTCAACAACTGCCTGCAGATGATCGGATATTGCGTCGATGTGCCAGTTGTCGTGGAAGTCTCGTCCTGGTTCAATCGCTTGCCAAGAGCTCTTGGTAAACTCCTTCAGCGATCTCCTCATCTTCTCCGCTCGGACTTCCTTCAATGACAGCG